CTCGTGGTTACATTTCCAGAGCATTGCAAGAGAGGGAGAATCAAGCTGATGACAGACAACAACTCGCAAGACAGCAAACAGAAGCTACAGAAAAGATTAATGAGCTTGTACTTACAAAATCTGAACTCGAACGAGAAGCTGTACGACAGTCCGCAGAGATCGGCCCTATTAAATATGTTGCAGAAGTCCTTTATGGCGATCAAGCTGAAGACTATATTGACAACGCTGCTCGTTGGGTCATCTTTGCTATTATATTTGTATTTGATCCTGTAGCTGTGTTATTATTAATTGCATCGTCTGGTATGATTGCTAGAGGAAGAGAGCCGATCGACTTTGGTGATTATACAATGGTACCAACATCTAAGATTGACGACTCATTTAATGATCAAAGAGAAAGATTGAAACAACGTAAGAAAGAAATGTTCCCAACTGATGGTGGCCATTTCTAGTTGACTTTTAACAAATTTTAAGTATAATATACTTTTTTATAATGGAGTCCCCATGAGTAACTTTTTTAAGAATTTCGTAGAAGACCTCAAAGACGAGGATACTACTATCGCTGCAGAAGGTTCTGCATCTGGTGAGTACACTGGAACAATTGACACTGGTTCATATATGCTCAACGCATTGTTGAGTGGATCTTTATTTGGCGGTGTACCTAATAACAAAGTGACAGCATTTGCTGGTGAATCAGCAACAGGTAAAACATTCTTTGTGCTTGGAATTGTAAAGACATTCCTTGATAACAATCCTGATGCAGGTGTAATGTATTACGATACAGAAGCAGCTGTCACTAAAAAGATGATGGAAGAAAGAGGCATTGACACAAATCGTGTAATGATCTCTGAGCCACAAACGATTCAAGAATTCAGACATAAAGCTCTTAAAGCTATTGAACTTTACGAGCAAACATCTAAGGACAAACGTCCTCCATTCATGTTTGTACTAGACTCACTTGGCCTACTATCGACCACAAAAGAGATGGAAGATATTGCAGAAGGTAAAGAGACTAGAGACATGACTAAAGCTCAAGTTATAAAAGCAGCGTTTAGAGTCTTAACATTGAAACTTGCTAAGGCAGGTATTCCTATGTTGGTGACTAATCATGTATATGAACTGGTTGGTTCATATATTCCTCAAAAAGAAATGGGTGGTGGTACAGGACTCAAATACGCTGCGTCTACAATTGTGTATCTTGGTAAGAAGAAAGAAAGAGATGCCTCTACTAAAGAAGTAGTTGGCAACATTATCAAGTGTACAACATACAAATCAAGACTATCTAAAGAGAATGCTGTAGCTGAAGTGCTACTCAGATACGATAGTGGTCTTGACAAATATTATGGTCTTATTGAGCTTGCAATGGAGTGTGGGTTATTTGAGAAAAAAGGCTCAAGAATACAGGTCGGTGAATCGTCTGTGTATGCTAAACAAATTTTAGCAGAACCAGAAAAGTTCTTCACTGATGATGTTATGAGTAAGTTAGAAAAATGTGTGAAGGAGAAATATAGTTATGGCACGTCAACCGGATCCAGTATGGCATCTGAGGATATCGCTAGCGAAATCATTTCTTAGAATTGTAGCAGGTATACTTTTAGCTTTTGGCCAATTGTGGTTTGCAGGAGCTTTAATAGTAGCAGCTGAAGTTTTAGGAATTGGTGAAGAGCTTGTATGATCAGAGATTACAAAAGAATCGAATTATTTCCAATACCAGTAGGTAGAATTGTTACAAATATGCCTAATGGCGAAATCACAAAGTTTACTTGTGAATTTCTTAAAGAGCATAAACTAGGATACACTACATACCATAATAGTGATATCAATGATTTGTTTCAAAGTGAAATGCCAGCCGCTAGTCAATTTATAGAAATGGTTACGACAGCTGCTAATAGGTTCATGGATGATTGGAGCATTAACACAAATAAGACGCCGTATGTCTATTTCTGGGGTAGTCACTATCAAAAAGGTGATAACCACCATGCCCATGTTCATCCAGTCTCTACGTTATCAGGAACATACTGGCCAATAGCAGAAGACAAAGCAGCACAACTAGTGTTTGAAAATCCATCAGAGTCTAGTATGATACAGTATCCTCCTAATCAGGATCATTTTGAATACCCATACGTACCAAAAACAGGTGATATGTTGATCTGGCCAAGTTGGCTAAGACATAAAGTACTAACACAGAACCATGATGTAATGAGAGTTTCTATATCTTTTAATGTAGTGTATAATTTTAATGATTGAATTTAATATCTTAAACACATTAGCCTTTAATGAAGACTTTGCTCGCAAAGTGATTCCGTTCGTCAAGTCAGATTACTTTAGCGAACCACAACATAAAGCATTGTTCAAGATTATTAGCGACTACTTTGAAAAGTATAATACAATACCAAGTACAAGCGCTATCAAAATTGAGCTAGATCAACAGAATCTATCTCAACCAATATTTGATAGCACAATGAATATGGTCAATGAGTTGCATAGCGACAATGTAGATGTCGAATGGCTCCTTGACCAAACCGAATCTTTTTGTCAAGATAGAGCCATTTATAATGCAATTATGAAGAGTATTGAATTGCTTGACAATAAAGGTGAAAAGGGTCAGATTCCTGACCTACTTCAACAAGCTCTACAAGTAACATTTGATACATCTGTAGGGCATGATTTTATTGAAGATAGTGATAGTCGTTTTGACTTCTATCATAAAGCTGAGACCAAAGTGCCATTTGATCTTGAGTTCTTTAATAAAATTACAAAAGGTGGTTTACCAAACAAGACACTGAACATCGTACTTGCTGGCACAGGTGTTGGTAAGTCGTTGTTCATGTGTCATTGTGCTGCTGCCAATATGGTAGATGGTAAAAATGTCTTATACATCACAATGGAGATGGCAGAAGAAAGAATAGCTGAGAGAATTGATGCTAATCTATTAGATGCTACTATGGATGATCTTAAGACATGGCCTAAAGAATCATACGAAAAGAAGATGAACAGGCTAAAAGATAAAACAACAGGTAGACTCGTCATTAAAGAGTATCCTACAGCAAGTGCTAATGCAAATCACTTTAGACATTTGCTGGGTGAGTTACGTGGCAAACGTAATTTCAAACCAGATATTATATACATCGACTACCTGAATATATGTTCCTCATCTAGGATAAGAGGAGGTATTAATGCAGGATCGTATGCCATTGTCAAAGCGATTGCAGAAGAACTACGAGGATTGGCTGTGGAATTCAACGTGCCAATCGTCTCTGCAACACAAACAAACAGGTCTGGGTTCTCGAGCTCTGACATTGGTTTGGAGGATACGTCGGAAAGTTTCGGTCTTCCAGCAACAGCTGACTTCATGGTGGCACTCAGTCAGACAGAAGAGTTAGCTGGTCTAAATCAATTCTTAATCAAGCAGCTTAAGAATAGATACTCAGATCCTGGTTTCCACAGACGATTTGTTATAGGTGTAGACAAAGCTAAAATGAGACTTTATGATGTAGAGCAGAATGCTCAACAAGATATAGTTGACGATACACCAGTGTTTGATAAGAGTAGTTTTGGTGAGAAGAACATCAAGAAGCTCTTTGAAGATTTCACTTAATATAAATAAAGTGCAGTCCTATGACTGCACGTGTTCTTGATAGAAAAGGGTGGGGACTCAATTCTAGTGGCAAGTGTTTAAGAATAAACATCGGAACTGACAGGATAAATTGTGGGGTTCAACCTGTCCAGGAG